AGGGTACATATTCCCAGCACTAAAAACAGGTAAGATAATTAACAAAGCAAATACTAACGTGTATCTTGACACTAGAAATCTAGATAGTCAAAAAGTATATGTAAACGTTGCTACTGGTAATGGTGTTTACACCACTGGCGAAACTATCAGGGTAGAAGCTAAAAATATTACCGGTAAGGTAACTTACTTTGCGAATAACGTTACTGGTACGTTGATTGTTGAAGAACTCTCTAGCTTACTGAGTGCAAACGACGTAATTAGAGGTGATTATTCAAACGCACTATATACTATAGATAGAGTAGACTTGAACCCCGCGAAAGCGTTTATGATCGTAACGACACCCGATCCTATTACAGCAAATGCTGATAGCGATTACGGATTTACAGAAACACTTACAGAATGGCCTGACACTTTACTATGAAAGAATTAAATAAAAATTTATCTGAGATGTTTGATGTTAATCCTTTGGTTATACAAAAATCTCAAGATTTGATACCAGCACCAGAAGAGTTGAGCGATGAGGCTCAAGAAGATTTTACGTTTGCTAGAAGCAACATTAGAAATCTTATTCGACAAGGAACAGGTGCTGTTGATAATATCTTAGAGGTCGCTCGTGAGTCAGAACATCCTAGAGCATATGAAGTAGTTTCTACTTTGATTAAAACTATGGCCGAGATGAATAAAGACTTGATAGAGATACAGAAAAAGAAAAAAGAAATGATTGGTGGCTCAGCGAAGTCTCAAGACAATCAAACTATTAATGTTGATAAAGCAGTTTTTGTGGGCTCAACTACAGATTTAATAAAACAAATGAAGGAAAAGAAAAATGGAAACACTGATTGATTTAATGAAAAAAACGTTGGCAGATACGTTTGTCACGTATTTGAAAGCGCATAACTTTCATTGGAATGTAGAGGGCGCAAACTTCGTGCAATTCCATGACTTTTTTGGTGAGCTTTATACAGAGTTACATGGTTCTGTAGATGTTATTGCGGAAGAAATTCGAGCACTAGACGCTTATGTGCCAGGTTCTATGACCAGATTCATTGAACTTGCTGAAGTCCAAGACCAGACAAATATATTGCAACCAGTTGCTATGTGCTTTGAGTTATCAAAAGACAATGAGATTATTCTTGCTGATTTGAATGTTGCGTTTGATTTAGCTTCAGAAATGAAACTACAGGGACTTGCGGACTTTCTCAGTGGTAGAATAGATACCCATAACAAACACGCATGGATGTTAAGAAGTATCACTAAGTAATGCTTAGTACATTACTCGAAAGACCCGACATACCAAATAATACACGTTGTCAAGAGTTTTGTCAAGCGATAAATGAAAATAAAGATTAAATATTATGGATATTGATAAGGGTTATTTAGGAAACGTCAAGCTCAAGCGAACAAGTACGCTTATTCAATATACTCAAGACCAGTTAGATGAGATTGAGAAGTGTATTGATGACCCAGTATATTTTATTAAGACTTATGTAAAGATTGTTAACGTTGATAGAGGTTTGGTGCCTTTTGAGATGTGGCCATTTCAAGAAGAGATGGTGCATTCGTTTCATAACGAACGTTTTACGATTGCGAAGATGCCTCGTCAGGTTGGTAAAACTACAACAGCCGCTGGTTATATGTTGCACTCAGTATTGTTTAATGACAACTACTCGATTGCTATTCTTGCCAACAAGGGTGCACTTGCTCGAGAGATTCTTGATAGAATTAAATATGCATATGAATATCTACCAGCGTGGTTACAGCAGGGTATTGTAACATGGAACAAAGGCAACATTGAACTAGAGAATGGTTCTAAAATTGCTGCGTTTGCAACAAGCTCTTCTGGTGTTCGAGGAGGTTCATATAACTTGATATTTCTTGATGAGTTTGCTTTCGTTCCTCAGAATATGGCAAACGAGTTCTTTACATCAACTTATCCTGTTATTTCTTCTGGTAAAACGACTAAAGTTATTATCGTATCAACACCATACGGTTTGAATCACTTCTACAAAATGTGGATGGATGCTACCGAAAAAAGGTCAGATTATAATCCAATTGAAGTTCATTGGTCAATGGTGCCGGGTAGAGATGAAGCTTGGAAAGAACAGACAGTAAGAAATACTAGTGAAGAGCAGTTCTCTCAAGAATTTGAATGTGTTGAAGGAAACACTATTGTTGAAATATTCGACAACAAAACAAAAGAATATCTCAGTGTTAAGATAAAAGACTTATATGAATTTTTAGTTTGAAACCGACTTTCTTTAAATTATAAATAAAAGAAAGGATAAAATATGGCTAATACATATAGAAGCATATGGATAAAAACATATGGTAAAATACCTAAAGACTCTTTAGGCAGGTCTTATGAAATTCATCATATTGATGGTAACAGACAAAATAATGATATATCAAATTTAATTTGTATTTCTATAGAAGAGCATTATAACATTCACTACAAACAAAATGATTTTGGTGCATGTGTAATGATTGCCCGAAGAATGGGACTTCCTGCTGATTATATATCAAATATTCAAAGAGGAGTAAAAAGACCAGGAATAGGTGGAGTAAAAAAAGGTACTATTCCTTGGAATAAAAATAAATCTGGTTACAGTTTAAATTTAACCGAACAAGGTAAACTTAGAAAATTACAAGCAAATAAAAAGTCGTCAATAATTTCAGATAATGTTGCGGAACAAATTAGAACAGATTTAAAAAATAATGTTTTTATAGATAATCCTGATATAGGAAAAGTAAAGCGCAATGGTAAAGTATTTTCATATGAAAGAGCTTTTTGTTTAGAGTATTCTAAAAAATATAATGTTAGCATAACATACATAGTCAGTATTGTTAAAGGTAAAGCAAAAATTGTTTAAAGAAAATTCTAATAGATATCTTATAAAAACTCCTTTAGGATATGAAAATTTTAAAGGTGTTCAAAAAAAGTATGTAAAAGATATGTATACGTTTGTTCTTGAAGATGACACTTACATAAAATGTTCAGGAAAACATCTATTTTTAACCGAAAAAGGGTTTCAAAAAGCAAAAGACATTTCGTTATTTTCATCTTTGACTAATAATAAAATAAAAAGTATTGATGTTGAATATGGTAATTTTGAAGTATATGACCCTGTAGGAGTTGAAAATCATTCTACTTATTACTCTAATTCATTAGTTTCGCATAACACTAATTTCTTAGGTTCAACATCAACATTAATATCAGGTTCCAAACTAAGGTCGCTTGTGTTCGGTAATCCTATTATGTCATACGACGACTTGGATGTTTACGAAGAACCGACAAGTAACAGCTCTTATGTATTAACTGTAGATTGTGCTGAAGGTCTCGATTTGGATTATTCTATAATTCAGGTAGTAGATGTGTCGAGCATACCATATAAACAAGTTGCCAAGTATAGAAATAATAGAGTAGCACCGTTGGTATTTCCTAATATTATATACTCTATTGGCAGAAAATATAACGACGCTTTTATATTAGTTGAGACTAACAGTGTTGGTCAACAAGTAGTGGATATTTTACATTACGATTTAGAGTATGAGAATATATTTAGATTAGAGTCTCATAACATTAAAGGTCAAAGTATATCGTCTGGGTTCAAAAGGTCTGCAGGATTTGGAATAAAAACCACAAAATCTGTCAAGAAAGTTGGTTGTGCTAATCTAAAAGCAATGATTGAAAACGACAAGATAACGCTTACGGATTTTGATACAATATCTGAGCTAAATACATTTACAAGAGACAGAGATACGTATAAAGCTGAAGAAGGAAATCACGATGACCTATGTATGGGTCTTGTTTTATTTGCGTGGTTAACAGCACAAAGTTTCTTTAAAGAATACACAAGCACTGATATCAGACAACAGTTATTAGATCACACTAATACTATTATAGAAGATAGTTTGGCTCCCGTAGGAATATTTGACGGTAATTATGAGGACGAAAGTGAAAAGTTTACTGATAGCGATGGTGATGCGTGGAGTGTAGTAAAAGAAAGAGGTTATCTTCCCTCAAATTTCTAATTTCATAAATACACTATAAAAATACGATTTATTTTTTTCGTGTCATAATAGGAGAATAAAAAAATGGCATTTCAATTATCACCAGGGGTTAATGTCTCTGAAGTAGATTTAACAACGGTTGTACCTTCCGTTGCTACTACTATTGGTGGTTTTGCTGGTAATTTTGCATGGGGACCAATAGATGAGATTACTGCTATTGGTAATGAAATCCGTCTTGCAGAAACATTTGGCAAACCAGACAGCAACACCTACACACAGTTTTTCACAGCAGCAAACTTTCTAGCTTACGGTGCAGATTTACGAGTTGTTCGTACAGCTAACACTTCAGCTAAAAATGCTACAACCTCAGGTACTGGTTTACAGATTAAAAATAAAACAGACTACGAGTTAAATTACTCAAGTGGTACTGGCAGTAACGATTTTGTTGCTAAGTATGCGGGTGCATTAGGCAACTCGATTGGCGTTGCTATTTCAGATTCTAATACTCACACAAATTGGGCTTATGCGGACGATTTCACATCTGCTCCTAGCACATCAGAATACGTTTCATTAAAAGGTGGTTCAAACGACGAGTTGCATATTGTTGTTTACGATACTACGGGCGCAATTACTGGTACTGCTGATACTATTCTAGAGAAATTTGGTTTCGTATCTAAAGCCTCTGACGCTAAAAACCCAGACGGTTCTAGTAACTATTATAAAGATGTAATCAACAGTCGTTCTAAATGGGTTTGGTGGGCAAAACATAACTCAGACGGTACAAACTGGGGAACAACAGCGGTAAATAAAACGTTCGCGTTGTTAACTGGTGATGATAATTTTGCATTATCAGGGGGTACAGATAACCCACTAACTACAGGTGACGTTACTCGTGGATACGATTTATTCAGTAATCCAGATGCGATCAACGTTTCCTTGTTATTGACTGGTGCTACAACTGGAGCAACTATTCCTAACTACATAACAGCAATTGCGGAATCACGTAAAGATTGCTTGGTGTTTATCTCTCCTGATTTCGATGATGTAGTTAACAATGCAGGTTCAGAGTCAACGGATTTGTTGTCTGGTAGAACTTCATTAAC